CCTGCTGTATTATCTTCTTGCTCGTACTCTGATAAGTCCTCCCAGCTAATTGACGTTGGCATACTAGAGAGTAGTGTCTCATACTCTTCTTTACTGCAGTCTTGATATGGTGCTTGCTGATACGTGTGCTCATTAAAGGGCAGGAACGATACACCACTCATTTCATCGAAGTGTTTGTATACGAATGCACCTACCTCAAGCCACTCGTCTGGGTTTACGTTAATAGTCACACTAGGTTTGTGCTCACACCAATGCCGTTGATAAGCTAACCACATCTCCAGTTGTTGAATAGCAGTAGTGTCTTTAGTACAGACTGCACCATCAGGAGATTTCTGAGGAAAGCTAAACACTACTGTTGTGTCAGGCTTCATCACACAAGGCTCACTGGGTATTCCTTGATCTTTCATAAACTGAGTTAGAGGGTCTTTAACGTCACCCCTAACAGTACGCACATAGTAGGGGGAATGACGAGGGTGCACCCCACTGCTAGATGATACCATTTGAGATACCGTTCCTGATGGCTTGACACAAGTGATAGCAGTAGAAACAGGGATGCCAAGGCGCTCAGCCCACTCAGCATTAGTAGTGACAGCAATAGACCGTAAGTGCTCAAGAGTCTTCTCCAATCCAGAATTAGATTTAGTAAGTAAAGGGTTGTCCATTATCCCTGTGAGTGACACACCCAACAGGCGTTCTTCTTCTGTATTTCGCACCCACATCTTTCGCAGATAGGGGAACTTAGTGAAGGTAGATTGAATAGTACCCAAGATCGTAGCAAAACGAACTTTTTTCTCAAGGTCTTGAACACTGTCTGTTGCACGTACTACTACCTCCGTTAAGTTGCACACTTGCCCAGATCGTAAAATTATCTCCGAACATGGATTTGTCCCAAAGTCATGGTCTGCATCACGCCTACCATTCTTAGCAGCCTGTGCTTTAGCTGCCTCACGGTTGAAGATACCTCGCTCACCTGAGCCTGATTCAACCAACGCCATCCACTCACGCATAAAGGACAAACTGTCTGGCTTCTCACCGTATGCTACTGAGTTGTTAGCTAGAGCACGATGGGGATTGTTCTCCCACCAGTTGCCTGACTTAGCGTGGCGCATACGATCATCAGATAAGTTTGACAAGCTGATCATAGCTGAGCGCCTCACGCCACCTACAACTACTACCTCACCTATCTTACACATAAGGTCATGGCATTCTATGCTAGACAGGCGGCGTCCTTGTGCAGCCTTAAATGTAGCCACTGCAAAGTTAAACAAGTCTATCAGTGGCGCTGGGCCTGATGCTCTACCACCAAACGTCTTGAGCCTAGCACCTGCAGGGCGTACTCTACTAGTGTCCCACGTAGGGATCTCTCCGCTGTACAGGAGAGCAATGAGTTGACGTAGAGCNTTAGACCAGCCTTCCTTACTGTCCTTAACTACAATGTTAGTNTCACTGTCAAACAACTNAGGTACATCNGGTAGCTTCTGGACGTACTGCCTCTCTACTGAGAAGCCTACGCCTGTGCCACACATAAGAACGTGCATAGCTTCATCAAAAGCTACAATGCTATCTACGGCTATGTAGGAGCAGTTGTACATACTTATATTGTCTCGTGCTGCAGCAGGACCTGCAGTCATTAAGCTTCTCATAGATGGCATAACCTCAAGCCCTAAGATAGCTTGCTCTATNTCTTTNNTGTANGNATCATTGCCAGCNACAGGACGTACAATGTTATCCATGTAACGAGCTACAGTTTCAGGCCACGTTTCTCTGCGGTTCTCTTTGTCTAGCCAACGTGCGTAGCGTGACTTATGTATAAATGTTTGATAGTCTGTAGGTAAGTAGTTGCTCATCTGTTATCCCCTGATCCCTGTAATACACCACGCTCTTGGCGGCTATCTAATTTCTCTCTATTCATTTCAGCTACTGTACGCAAACTAGCTCCATAAAAGTTAGATAGGGCTGCTACATAGAATAGTACATCACCTAACTCTTTTAGCATACCTTGCTTGTCTAGTACAGCACCATCTCTAAAACTCTTCTTTAGTTTCTCCGCTATCTCACCTGCCTCACCTACAAGGCCAAGGGTGTTTTCCATTTGTCTTGTCTGACCTTTAGTTAGGATCTTACCTTCTACCCACTGGCTGTATGCAGACAAATCATTCTTAGGTGTACCGTCCTCATTAAATGCATCGTAGTAAGGATCATAATCTGGCTTCATTGTCGCTCCTTTACAAATAAATTCTCTATAGTAACATCATCAGTGTCATAAAAAGTATCTAACACTAAATCCTGAACGTCTGTTGCATGTGATTGTTCATCTGAAGACAATATATTATTCTTCTCATCAAACTCCATAACAAACGTAACACTAAATCTCCTACGCATTACAGTGTGTCCACCCATCTTTGTCGCATTCTATCTAAATACCAAATAGCTTTATCTATATCTTCTAGGCCATTCTTGTACTCACAACGCCACATATACTTCAGCACGTTAGCTGCGTGTGGTGCTATAGCGCCTGACATATTCTCAGTCATAGCTTCTATAGCGTCTATGCATTCTATACCAGCCTGATTATAGTGTACTGGTTTGTTTACAGGATCTGGTGTCTCTAAACTATTCATTATGCGTTACCTTCTGTTTTAGTGAAAGCTGTAAGCCTTATTACCTTGCCTTCTGTACCTTCTACCTCTTCGTATATAGGTGGTCGGTTCTTCATTTCAAGGTCTATCATTTCGTTTCTGCGATGTTCTACTGTCTCAAAAACGTAATCATCATACTGCATCACATCTATAAATGCACCTAGCATAGTTACTAAGTCTACTAAGTGAGACAGTTCTTCTTTCTTTATAGTATTTTCTTCGTGCATTGCAATAGCTGTAGCTACTTCACCTGTCCAGTTATTGTGCTTGTCAAAGCCTACAGGCTTAAGTAGGAATGCTATTTCATCTACTTTAACAGAGTATGTCATTTATCCCTCCTTGTTTGTTTAAGTACAATACGGTTTTCTTTAATTGCATTGCCCTTTTCTTTCAACCAATCTTCAGGTATGACTCTATTAGCGTACATAAAGTCGTTTTTCTCACACCACTCAAAGTATCTAGACTTAGCCCCTTTGTATAGCTTAGCTTTAGCGTTACTAAATATAAAGCGTATATCTAACTCAGGATGTTGCTTACGTACTTCTAAATGCTTGTGTCTATCTTCAGAATCAAATAATCCTTTTACTTCAATTATAATTCCATTATCTAAAATAAAGTCAGGTGTGTAAGTACGGTAGCGTAGGTCCTCCCATTCTATCTTTAGTACTTCATACCTGACTTTTCTTTGTATAGTTTTAAGGTACGCAGCAACCTCTTTTTCTAAGCCACTGCGATACCTTCTAGGATTATGTCTCCTTTTTGTCATCTACTTCTTCTACAATAAGAGAGTTCTTTAAGCGTTGAATAACTATAGCAGCTACAGCTTTAAGGCTAGACATTTCATAACCTAATTGTTCCTGTATGCTATTGTTAAACTTTAATTCTCCTAGCATAGTATTCTGTTCATCTGTGAAATTGTCAGTTTCATATTCAACATCGTCTAGTGTAACTTTAGCCATTATATACTCCTTAATTGACTACGTATGTATATTCTACATCAGGGGGTGTTTGTTTACCCTGATATACTTTAGAAGGTAAGACTTGTAATTCAGTCCAACACTTTTTCTTGTGATCACAAAAACCACACTGCTTACTTAACTTTCTGTTGCCACTAGTTTTACCTCTGTATGTCTCAGGTTCATCAGTAAAGCAACGCTCAAAAGGTTCGTCATTAGTTATGTAGTCGTGAGTATCCTGGATATTAGCCATCACAGTTTGTTTATCCAAGGAAGCAGCAGACACATACTTGAAGTGTCCATTACCTTTATTGACTACCCACCAGCCACCAACTTTCTTTTTGGCTGCTTGTGCATACCCTACAAGCTGTGAGATGTAACCAAAGCTATCACCTTTAGATAATGTCTCTGCATCCACAAACTTATTCATGTATGACCAAGGTGATGCACTCTTTACATCGTCTACTGCCCCGTCCATAATCATGTCGTACTCGCCGCCTACTTCAGCGCCACCCTCAAGTTTAAGGGTAACCCTATCGTTGTCTTCAAATTCAACCTTAGCAGCCCTAAGTATTCCTTTAAAGATAGCTTCAGTCCAATC